GTGCCCTACAGACACCCCACTAAAGGTTCACCTGCGCGTATGCTTTTTGGTGACGCATTAATAGTCGAATTTTATTTTAAGTAAGAATTAGGTTGGCCGGACCACGCGTATTTGGGTCGCGGGAGTTTTTGTTTACCAGAGAACTCAAACTGGTTCGGTCGTCGGTCACATCCTGTAGGAATGTTATGGCGGGTACATCATGTTAGTAGACGGTATCGTATCTCATACTCGGGGGAGGAAGAAGATAGCCCAGAGAGAAATCCTCTCCAGCTGATCGTGCCATGTACGCATAAGTCATGTTGTACACTTCAATTGATGGTGAGACGGTTTGCAGAGCACCCAATTCGGTATACCCTGGCGCTCGATAGTAAGCATCCGTCAATCTCACCGGTCGACGGATATAATGAGGAACCCTAACCTCGAAAGCTGTTTCTTCAGGCTGGTTGACGAAGTAAGGGAATGCATTTGGAGGCGGGACGGTATCAACAATTGCGGTCGGCCGCGTTGCAGCCAAGGCAACCGGTGACATACGAATCAGAATTGGGTTTCTGCGAATGTGTTTGCCGTCTTCAGCGTTGTAAGAGTCCCAGCGGTGGAAAGAAACGTTCATCGAACCACTAGCGAAACGATACATGATAGACAAGTACCCGAAAATACTACTAAGTCCATCAATGCTCGCCTTTCCAGACGTGTCGATCGTGCAATTAGCAAGCACGTGGGGAGAATACTTGAAGGGTTTACCTCCAGCATCTACCGGATACTGCGAAAGCAGCTCGTATCGCTTAACGAGCTGACGAAGTGATGTTACCACCTCTCCGAATGATATTTCATTCGCATCATAACCAGGCATCCCACGAACTACCAACATGTTGTTCGTTTCACGCATCGTCTCTGGATTGCGCTTCTGTTCAATAGCGCCGCTCTGTGCCTTACCTCGATTTGCTTTCAGATCTTGTTCTTTACGCTCGGGGGTAGAGGGAGGCGACATAGGCGGAACGTCACAAGTACGAACCTCACCTGTCTCGGTTATGTGAACGAACAGCACGCCTTTCTCTGCGAGCGTTTTCTCTTTTTCTGGTTCTCCTTTTCCGCTTTGCGCTGTTCCGCGAAATTCATCCGCTTGTTGTTGTTCTCGTTCTTCGATACCAGCTTCTGCACCAGGAGCAGTATATCCAGTGGAACCATTCCATGAATAGTCTCCTTTAAATTGGTAACGCTCAAGCGCTCCTGTGGAAGATCTTATCCACTCCGCAGCATGCTTTTCTGTATCCATGAATGGTTTAGCGAACTGAAAATCGCGTCCGCACCTTTTGTAGACAACGACGTCAATTTGGTCTGCACAAATGGAAGGGTTCCTCAGAGTGTTCATCACCTCAATGACCACACGTCCATGATAGCGATCTCTCTCTAACCAGGCTGTACTGTAGGCATAGGGAACACGAAACTCAATGTCCGAACGCTCACGGATGTCATAAACCTCCGAGTACACCTTCTGTCGATCGTATGACGGAAGGTTACTGGCACTAACTGGAACGTACGAGATCCTCAATCGGCACGAATGCATTGCAGTTTTGAAAATCTTGAAAGTGAAAATGAGCTCACCTCGCCACAACTCGAACAACCTAGCTAGATAGTCCGAATAGGTGGGGATGTAAGAGTAAGAATTTGAACTCGCATCAATTGGATTGTTGAATCGCCCAACTTGACAATTGTATATGGCAATAGGAGCACCTATCACCACGTTGCTCTTGATCTGGAATCTAGCAAAAGCCAATGGGGTTTGAACCAAATGAGCCACACTCATTTCATCGTGCGGTGTCTGGTATATTTCTTGCGGAACGCGTACCTCATTACGAGAATCGAGTGCTATAGTCTTTGCTTTCGAGTCTCCGTTGAAATTTCCCATCGTTCTGAAGTATGACTGCTGAACGGGTTGTTGAGTGCTTTCATCTTGTGGTCGTGACCATCCGAATGCGCCCGCAACTCCGCTGGCGATATTGGACAACCACGAGAACGTTTGGAGGGTCGGTCCAACGACTGGTACATCCCCAAGGCTATCGGCAACCTTTGCAGTCGCTGCGAGCGCCTCGGAAATGGGTCCTGATCTTGACATAACTTGAGCCTCGGGATCAATTTTCTTACCAGCTTGAGCCTTTCCTCTGAATTCCGTCGTCGGAGCCGTGTCACTTGGTTGGTCGCCTGGTGCCTCCGATACGGGAAAAGGAGGTCCAGGGAGACCAGTTGGTATTCCAAGCGTGATGTTTTTAGCTCGTACAAACGCAGTGCACTCGACGTCATTCCCTCCGCCTTGCAGTTGAGAGAAAACACGAATGTCGACAGTGCCGAGTTGTGCTGCGTTAAGAGTCAAATCGATAAAAGCACTAGGATGAATATACGGTACTTGTAGAACAGCCGAGGTTGATTGAGCAGCATCCAGAATAACGTGACGAAATCCGGTGTACTGCAAAACGTCCACGGGACTGAATCCAGTTTGAAGGCCGAATGGTATGAAAGACATAATTAGTCCACCCGCATTACTCGGTTGAGCATTAATTTGCAAGCGGATCTCGAAATCGCATCTGATGTATCTAAAACCAGCCAGTTTCTCGTATACGATCCTTTGATTCCACCAGTCACGCATGAGAGCAATGACCGCGTTTCTCGTTCCGTCCACTTCTGATTGTTTCCACACAAACTCTTTGATAATTATTGGTCTCTCAAGAAAATCCTTTACAGTATGTTCGAGAGAGTCATTAGCCAGATCAGCATAACTGGTCATGGCAGAATTTACCGGTCCGGAGTCGGCCACGTGACCATCCTCACTGAACTTAACTATCTGTTGAGGGATAATTTCAGCAAGCGGGGTGGCCAGTAGCGTATCATGTTGTCCTGGGGTTTCGTTTGTTTGAGTTGATTCCATTTTGGGGTCGGTACACTTAAGTACCATTGGTATGCTTGTATTTGAACACTGAGCTTGACAAGCTTTAACTCAGTGGTTTTTGGTATTAGATTCAGCACCACTGCCCATGATGTCCATTGGGGAACACGTCATTGACCCATCTACTCACCTCTGTCATTTGATAGAGGTCGTATGTTTCAAAATAGGTCGGGACGTATCTGGTAATGATCTTACGCCCTCGTTCCAACGCAGGGAGGTTGGCGTTGAATACCTCCCGCGAATGTTGTGCCAATTCGTGAGCTGCTTCGCACAGCGTCACAGAGGTGATCTGATCAGCATCCACCTTTCCTCGCACCCACATGGGCATCTCCAGAATCGTATCTAGAGACAGTGGAGCTCGGAAGCGCTTCTGCATCACATCCCACCTGAAAGCTCTTTTGAGAAATCGAATTTCACCGATGTTCCGGTACGGCGCGGCCGCGGAACTTTTCGACTCATCGGTGTAAGTCATGCCAATTTCCTCGAAGGCGTCCGTCATACTGTGTTGGTTGAACCAATCGATGATATCGTCGGAAATGTTCCAGATGTCATCATCACCATAGTTCAAGTGTCGTACATGACTCCTGAACAAGGCGAGATCGAACATTCCACTGACCTTGGCTGCACACGACAAGAACACATAGCGCGCGACAATTGAATGATACACGCTGTTCAAGATCGTGGTGATAGGGCAGCCTGATGGATTCGAATGGTCCCACATGTAGACCTGGTTGCCGACAAGATGTACTGAGTTCGCAATTTCCGACCACAGTATCATCCGAATTTTCCGTTCCTCATCTGATTGTCCGCCTTCATCGTAGAAGTGCTGGATAACATCCAACACCTTCCACACCACATGCGAATTCAGGGATCCATCATAGTTGGAGAAATCTCCAGCCACGACTTTCGGTCCGACCTCCTGAATCCTTCGTCCGATTTCATTCCATTCATGCGAGTACACATTCACTCCCACACATGACTCGACCTCGATACGCCTCCGAACCATGTGCGCGACGAAACCCATGAAATACTGCCGAAACAGTAACACGAATGTCATCTCGCCCACGGAAAAGAGGCGAGTCTTTCCAGCATTCACTTTCTCGATCGGACGTCGTTCGTCTTTGAGAACATCGACGAAGACTGATGTAGGGCGCCGTCCTGCGCGCATCAACTCCATCATCTCATCTCGCGATTTGATCAATTGTGCGTTGTCGAAGATGTATTCCTCCTGACCCAGCCAGACTGTTTTACCGACACCACTCTTCGGCCATCCATAACCCGGAGAAGTCTTGCGGTTGAGTGGCGGGTACGCTGGATCACCAACGACTCCCTCAATCGCTTCCTGCCAACTCCGTGTTCTCTGATCACCAGATTGGGCTCGATTCATGATCATTTGTCTCACGTCATTCACGCACGCATCCAGTTGCAACATGTCGAGATTCTTGCTGGTACCAGAAGCTTTCGCCCGTGCCAGCGACATCGGATCGATCAGCACACCCTGCACCATGACTGGTTTTAGGTGCGCCGGTTTTGTCTTCGGCTCCGTAATCACTCCATGAAGTCGGCTTGGGAAGATGTTCGTCTTCACAGGTTGGTATGCACTTGATTGCGCGGTACCGAACCAGGGAAATCCTCCTTGTTTGCTCTTGACGTGGACAATGCCATCGTCGACGTAAGCCTCCAGATCTTTGGCCACAATCTTGTTCATTTCTGGGGCGACATATGAGTCTGCTCGTCGCAAACTCAACCCGCTGACAAGGTCAACGATTTTCTCCTGACTCACTTTTTGCGCTGCTGCTGTGAATCGCTCCAGATCCATGCCAGCGCAGTGGATACCCATGATCTTCCTGTGGAAATTGAGATCGAATGCGACAAGTGGTCCGCCGCAATCTCCTGAGCTTGTTGGAGCACTGTACCGAATGGTGTCACTCAGGTACGTACATGAGCCATCATCAATGTCCAGGGTGAAGGTTTGACCTTCAAGGTATTCCACATCAGCCGTGATGTACTGCTTGAGGAGGTTAGTGCGCGCATCATACGCGTACATGACAACTTGATTCACTGTTGTGAACCGTTTGAAATCCTCCTCAGTCATGAACTTCCCGGTGATATCTTGATGTTGTCGAATGTTTGTCGGAAATTCGAAGACCATCAAATCGTCGCTCGTGTTGGCGACAAAGTGTTCGAGGTCCCAGAGCCTGAACGCGGGTGTTTCTGAGAAGTGATTTTTGAGCCTCCACCATTCCGCACTCCTCATCGCCTGGACGTGTGAGTTGGTAAGTCCGATCCGGCCTTTCAAGAAGAGAAGCTGAACGCAATTCTCCCATCGGTCGCCATCCTTGTATTGAAGGCGGTAAAGATTTCGGTAGAGTATGGGCGCCAACTCAGCTGCATTTTGGTCGCGAATCAGTTGGGCAAGTCCGCGACGAACCGAGCGTCCCTTTGTCGAATCGCCGTACTCTGCCGTAGCATGAGAGTGGGATTTGTTCTTGCACGCAGCGTGTCGTTTGTTGATAAAATCTGTGCGCGTGTCTACGTTCCATCCACCTGCAAAAGCTCCGTAGAACTCGGTGAGAATCTCTTCCGGCGTGTACGCGCCATCCTCACGTCCACAATTGAGGGCCTCCACCATCTGCTCGTCCTCAAGGACTTCAGCTAGCAGTTGCTGCCTCGTTGCGGAAATGAGTGGGCCAATGACTTGATCACGCGGAACTTTGTGTTTGTCGTCTCTCTTGATCCATCCACCGCAGAGCCATTTAGCTCCGTTCCAAAGCTTCTCAGCGATCCACTTGGCGACAGGGTAGAACATGATACTTCCGAAGAAAACTCCGAAAAGACCCAGGAAAGTCAGAATGCTTGTACGCCATGGGTGGACCTCGCTCTCTTTGAGATACACAGCCCAGGCTGCCGACATCATCGTGCCAGCGTTCTTGTAATCCTTGACTACTTTCTCCGCCCGAGTCCACTTGAGAAGGAATTTGGAGTACCAAGTCGGATCTCTGTGGCAATGGGTTGCATCTCGGCACACCTCCAGATCCTCCGAACGAAGGCCAGTCATGTCCCAGAAAACCTGGTTCCACAACTTCTTCTTCTCCTCCTGAGTGCACGGTGAATCCACCACGACTGAAGTCGCCTTCACCCACCCACGCATGAAGTTGTCTGCTTCGCGCGCGGGAAGGCGAACACAATGCTGGTCGCTGAGGTGTTGCACTTCGCCTCCAGGTTCAGTGAACGAGTAGTCGTTGACGCTCGTCCCGGCTCTTTCGCGCGGTTGTATCTTGCCTGCGAAATCGTAATGCAGAGCAGATCCTCTCACATCCACGTGTACATCGAGGTTCCGCATACATGCAAACCACCTCTGACTTCCGAAGAATTTGAGTCGGTTCCACGTCTCCTTCAGCGCGGGTTCAGTGTCCTCAACGCGGTCGATAAAATCGAACACGTTGGATGAAGCGTTCCACTGTCTCTGGACGTAGTTTCCACGCGCGACGGTTGCGTAGCTCGAGATTCTCTTGTATTCATCTGAGAATCCACTCTGAGCCTTACCGGAGGTCTGTTGGTTCATCATTTTCTTGAGCTCTGACATTTCAGGTAAAGTCTTTCCTTGCTCAGTTGCCTTCGCGCACTCTCGGAAGTAGTGCCTCACAGCATCGTTGAATGACTCACCCCTCTCCATGTTCTGTAGGTGAGCCTCCACGATCTCGGCTGAGACCTCCTCGTAGGTCATTCCTTGTTTCAAGACCTGTCTAGTAGACAGATCAGCAACCTCCTTGTCGAACAGGACGAACTTGGTGATGTTCATCGGATCTTTCTTCAACTCCTCACTCACTTTGTCCATGTCCAGAATCTGCACTTCCTTTCCACTTTGAGTGTCAGTCTTTGCAAACTCCGGTCGAGGGTACTGTCTGTAACGGGCTGTTATCCGTCTCTCGACTGCTTGCGCGTTAGTCAACGAAGGAAATTTGAACTGATGTTCGTTCGAAGTCCAGAGGACGACGGGTGCTTGGAAACAGGTGTTACCCTTATCAGCAAGGTGGGCCATCTCAAGCTGGAAGAACGCCACGTTGCACATGCGCACGGCGTCAATCGGCTCTTGGCTCGGGTTGGTCTCCGAGTCCTTACGCATGAAAGCGTCGTCAGCGACGCAGATGAGCACATTTGACGAGAACCCATCCCATCTGTTGTCTTGCGTCGGGTACTTGAAGTAGATCTTTGTCGCGAGGTCGTCTTCATCAGTGCACCCCATCACCGCTAGCAGCTTTGCCATCAGCGGCCAAAGGATGGCCGACTTCCCGACCCCGGAATCACCGACGAGATGAATGATAATCGGAGGAACTCGCGGGTCACAGCAACCAGCGCCGCTGGTCGCGACAGTCGTCCTCACAGACGTGAGGTATGAATGTGCTGACATCATTCGTGTGCGATAGGCGAGAGGCATGTGAATTTTGTCTGCGTATTTGAGCAGCTTGTCTCCTCTCAGTAGGAGGGAGTCCACTCGCGCCTTCATCTGCTTGTTGTTCTTGATGAGACGCTCGAAATCCGAATTCTTGAACTCCATCACCTCGTCGCACCACTTGTCGATGTCACTTTGATTGTCTTCAGGTGGACACCCGAAGATGTGCTCCTTGATGTAGTTGAATGTGAATGTCACACACTCTTGGATGAAAGATGACAGCTCCTTGATTCCTGAAAGAGCCCGGCCGGCGAAACCGATGTTCTTAAGAGCACTCATTACATCGCCGTATGGAGCCATTTTCCCGAGGAAAACAGCGCTGACAGTTGTTATGCACAGCGTACAGAGGCCGATCACTACGTTGGTAGGACTGAGACCGCCCTCGAGCGGAGGAACTGTCGTCCCTGACTGCGCGACTCCGTCACCTCGTCCAGGAGCAATGAAACTGAAAGCCTTCTGCGCCTCTTTGAGCAATGCTGAGATCACCCATTTCTTGAGAGGCAGAGTCATCGCGAACATCGTGAAGCCCGAGGCAACACCAGCCACGCTTGGCCAGCAAGAGTAGGCATTGACTGCCCAGGCAGTTAAGCTCGCGATGAATTGTGTCCATGTGAAGTCTCCTTCGATCCAGTCGCCGGAGACGTGCACGTCCACGCCTTTATTCTTAAGGCTCTCGAGGAAGGTGAGTAACTCTCCCGGTAGCTCAACCTTGGTCTTGACCGTTGGCATAATGCCCTGAGCACTTCCGCTCTGGGCATGACCGCGGTTTCTTTCAAGCGGCCTCCTCAACAGTTCTTTTCTGCGCAGCCAACACGTGCGGCACATGTTTCTGTTCTTCTTCGTGATTCTCCCACCACAGTCTGGTGTGGGACAGATGTCATCACGGCCTTCTTGTCGCCTTGCCTCTTCGTCCCTGAGGCGCAGGGCTGCGAGATCTCCATTCACCTGAGCGTGTAACTCGGCCTCGTCATCGAAGTCAGTCAGCGTCTCACGAATCTCCTTCCACAATGCGAGCTTCTTTTGGAGTGCGTTTGCGGCTGCACGAGGACTGTAGTTCTGGAACCACCGTAGGCATTCGGCCGTCGACTCGGTGGCAAGCTTCACACACATGAGATCTACAATCGGTCCGCCACCGAACATCTCATTGAGGTACTCCTTCCCCATGTCGGTCTCAGAAGCATAGTTCTTCAATCGCTTCATCAGGTATCGCTGTTCTTTTTCTGGTAGCAACACCAGAGGGGTAAAGATGTACGGGACGTTCAAGTCCACAGAGCGGAACACTGGAATATTCAACTCTGCGAACTGATCACACAGATCTCCTGCGAACCTGAACTCGCTGAACAGGTTGAGGTCCACACCGAGGCCACTTTGCTCATGCAAAGGGCCTAACTCTAGTCCGACCAACGCGATTTTCCTACACTGACGCAGTTGGTCGACCATCCATTCATACCGACGATTCCAATCACACTCGATGCAGAAATCTGTGGGAAGGTTGTTATCCCGCAACAAATTCCTGATCTGAATGAAGAAAGCACAACACTTTCTTCCACTCTTCAGGGTTCGGAGATCTTTCTTCGAAAAGACGACTGATCTTCTTGATTCCCTCATCATTGTGACGAGTTCCTCTTTCGTCCTATCTGTGAAGATCCCGAGTGCCTGCAGTTGATTCATGCGTACTCGCCAATGGTTGTACGCGTGCATCGATACGTAACAATAGTTCGATCGATAACACTGCTCCTCAGTATCGTCGACGCGCGAAAGAGTGTGCCAGAAATTCCGGAAATACTCCTTGCGCAGTGTCGACGTTGCCTCGAACATGTATGCTTCGTCTGCATCCATACACGTCTTGAAATGTTCCAGAGCGTTGTCTGGTGAGCGTTCAAGATCTCGAATCTGAAGAAGATTCAATGGTGGTAGTGGTTGATATAGTACTAAACGCTCAGTAGGCCAGTCTGTCAATTGTTTGTCACGGGGAAGTGCGCGCAGGGAAACTCGTTGTGTTGCCATTGTTGTAACCATGAGTGTCCGGAAAAAAAGAAAACTCTCGGAATACGCCCCTAGCAGTCAATAGGCGATGCTTCTTTACTGGGAGAGACCCAGAGGGAACTAAAACACTAAGCCCGTAGTTTAAGAAACTTTCGTCGTTCGGTGATTTTGTGAAAGGTTAACGTGACCACCCTAATGTGCAAGAGATTCCGTTGGGCTATGACTCCACAACGGGCTCGGGGAGGGTGCGTTCTTATGTTTCCGCCCTCATAACACGCGCTCCAATCTCACGTACTAAACTACTAATTTCCGCCACTATTCTAGAACACTACTGAACACATGATCCTACTAGATGCGAGGCTAGTAGTTAACCGCGAGGTGACAAACCCCATTCCGCTGGTCTTGGCTGCAACGAAATCATGCTCGTTCATGTTCTGCCAGATCTGTTTTTGTATTTTGTATTTTCATTTTATCGTCTTATGTGACGGTGATGATGAATGAAATGAAGACAAATATCACAAATCCACGTGCAGAGCCTATATAAATACGGGTAGTGCAGTGAGTGAATAGTAATAAAGTCGCGATATGAGTGTGGCAGTTTCCCTGTAGCCAATTTCGAGCGGGAGAACTGTATTTACAAATATACATTTATACAAATTACAAACTTTGGTGTAGATTGTAGTGCCCTTTTGATATCCTTGTAGGGAGTGGTTATCAGCCCTCGTATCCTTGATTCGTCTTGCGACTAGGTGGAGTGGTTACGAGCCACCTAGGCCCATTGCCAGGGAAGTTTTTACGTGTTACTTTCACACGGGTACGCTTGATGTCGCAGAGTGCGTCCCAGCTGCGTTTAAAAGAGAGTGTGC